CTTTTTCGCTTCGTCGCTTCTTTGCTCTTTGGTTACCCCCTTTTTTATTATAAAAAAGTATTTCAATTTTTTTCTCTTCTCTACCTTCCTTTACTTTCACTATCCTTCTCTCTCTCCTTTTTTCTTTTCTTACCTTTTTATATATGGCATTTAGTTTTAATTATAATAATGCTTTACCTTATTATAAGTCCGTCGGTACTACCTTTGATATTTCCGCGACGTTAATTAATCCGCCGGCAAATACAGTTACCTTTTCGTGTGAACAACTCTTCCCGCCGAATGTAGTGCTTAATTCAACGACGGGAAATATTTATACTACGGCAGTATTAAGTTATGAAAGTTTATTAGAATTAACGCCTTATACGATTAAGGCAACCTATAATATTTCGCAAACGGTAACTGCCATTTTAAATTTGGGTATTTTTATTCCGCCTGGATTTGCTTACGTCAATACACCCTATTTATTAACATTAAATAGTCCGACAATTATAATACCTACATATGATGTATATAATTTTGAAGGAACCGTTTACAGACTTGTTTCGCCGTCACTGCCACCCGGTTTAAATTTAAATACTTCGACAGGAGACATATCCGGTACACCTACCATAACGAGTTATTATACGACCTATACCGTAAGAGCAACTTATAATACAATCGTCCGTGAAACGTCCTTATCTATTTCCGTAAATACTATTCCGACCATTTCTTATCCCCAGACAACGTATACGTTACCACAAGGCGTTTTTGCGAGCATAAATAGTATTATTCCCGCAGGAGAACAATATGACTTCATTACAATAGATTGCGATTTACCAATTGGATTATTCTTTAATGCCGAGGATGGAAGTATTACGGGAACACCATTAATACCGAATCCCTTTATTGTGTATACAATCACAATTTCTAACACCATTGGTTCATCCACGGCGAAGATTGCTATCGGCGTAATAAAAGATCCATTAAGTTCACGTGGTATTAGCGATAATACACCTTCCGGATTATCTTTATCAGATCCAGAAATTGCGATGCGGTTAAAAGCGGAAACCTTAAAACATAATGGCAATAATGCAAAATTAACTCAAGCACAAAAATGGAGTCAAACGGTAAATAATCGAATAAATACTCGTCTTTTTAATCCACTCATATGTACGACAAATTCTGTCGTCTGTTCGCCATCGTCGGCGAGCAATGTGCCAGGTCCGATTGTGACATTATGTTATGACCCATCGGTGCCTCTTATCAGTTATAATCAACCGACACGAGTACGTACGAATATTGGACAGAAATGGCCACAACGGTCTTGGAAACCGGGGGATAATGGATTTCCGATAGGTAAAGCGGGGTCAGGGAGGTAAGCACGTAGACATTTCATATTATAATAAAAGGTATAGTAAAAACATTTAAAAATAATACATTTAGTAATACTAATAATAATAAAAATAATGTGGCATTATTTATTAAAACCCATATTTGGTTTATTGCTCTTATTAAGCAAACCTTTACCCGTCACGCCACTGCCGGTTGTTTTATTACACGGCATTGATAGTTCAAGTGAACAACTTCAACCGTTCAGTGATTGGATTAGCGATACATTTGCTGTACCAGTATTTAATATTGAAATTGGTAATGGCGTGAAAACGAGTTTATATTCGCCGTTAACATTACAAGTGGATGCGGTATGTCAGACCATTTCTCAAATAGAAGAATTAGAAGAAGGATTTAATTTAATTGGTATGTCGCAAGGCGGATTAATTGCGCGCGGATATATTGAATGGTGTAATGAATATCCCGTCCATAATCTAATTACACTTGTATCGCCTCACGGCGGCGTGTTTTGTAAAGAAACCGACATTACGAAATATGCTTATAGTGCTTTTTCTCAACGACATTTATCGCTTGCCGGTTACTGGCGTAATCCTCAAAAACTTGCGACGTATTTAGAGTACTGTTTATATTTACCACGAATTAATAACGAAATCGAACATAATAATTCGGTTACGCAAATGAATGAAATCAAAAGTCTCGCCAATTTTGTGATGGTATGGTCGCCATATGACGAAATACTATGCCCACCCGAAAGTGGCAAATTCAGTTTCTTCGCGGCGAATATGGATATTATTCCGCTTACCGAAACGGAAATATACCAAAAAGATTTACTTGGACTAAAATATTTGGCGGAGGAGAACCGGTTACATATTTTCGAAACCAATTGCTCGCACGCCGACCATCGAAATGAGATTTGTTATAGTCAATTGTATCCGATTTTTGCGCAATTTCTTTCCCTACCGCCTCATCTTATCTATCTGATGTAGACTAAAATTATGATAAAGAATAATATATAAACCGATTTATATATATTATTTTATATATTATATAATACAAATGCGTTGGTGTTTTATTAAATCGCTCTTAACGGCGACCTGTATGCTATTTCAAAAAGCAACCGGCGATATATATCTACATAATCCACGTGGTTCAAACAACCGCTGTGATGAAAGAAATAATGACCGAACGAATGCGAACCGGTTATTTGATTCGCAAAATAATGGCGCGGGAGGGTATGCCGCACCTTGTCAGGATACCGACCTCGCGTGTTTTGATATGAATTATTATACAGGTTCTTCTTTGGATATACGTTTTATGACGCAACACGCGTGCGGTATACAAAACGAATGTGAAATTATTATCCAATATGGATGCGATACGTATGTGCGAAACGGTGAACCGATAAACGCTTTAGGCAACACGTGTACGCGCACAATACCCGATATATACAACAATGCGACTTTATTAGAAGATAAAACATACGGATACCACGAAACATATGAATCTTATCAAGCGTGTAAATTACGTAAACGAAATACAAATCTTTATACAAGCAATCAAGTTTTAAATGGCGGGTCGGCAATATATACACGCCAAAATCCAAATGGACAGCGGTACGGATTTGAATGCCCAGAAGAACGCGATTATTATCCGTACTGGGACGACACGCCGGCGGCGGAAACAAGACCTTTATGGCGGGATATTGCGGTAATGACTTCTAATACGCGCCGGTGTGAATATTATTTAAATCACACGAATAATCCAGCAGATTTCGTATGTACGGATATAAACAATACGGCAGTGAACCGGTTAGGCGCCACGTACCAAGGAGTAAGCGAAAGTAGTTTTCAATGGAAACTGCCGCGCGAACCTGCCCAGCGTTGTGTCTTACGTATCCGCTATAATATTTCGCTGCCCTCGGAATTAGATTGGTTTGCGGATAAAACGAGTAATAACGCACATAAACAGGACCCGCCAATAAAAGTCAACGGACGTTATGTGCGACTAGCATTAAGTACCGACCAATTACCTCGCACATTTGAAGACCGGTCTTATACGTTTAATATTATCAAAAGACCGGCGACTATAAATGCGGAGAGCACTATTTATAATATAAACGTTCAGGGCAAACGCGGGAATATTGCGCAGGTCCGAAATTGTGTCGAGTATGATTTTGTGCCCAACAATCTCACTATCAATGAACTCGATTATATTCATTTTCAATGGGTGGGCAGCGATTTCAATCCACTTAATAACGACGGTGAAGGACGGGCGGGTACCGATCGTAGTAATCTAGTTGAAATCGCAGACTTTATGGGTTATAATCGAGTTATAAATAATTCTTTTATTCCGGCGGAATTAATTGATACGTTTACATATCTCAACCAATTACCGGAAAACTGTTTTAACGATACGGAACTGATACTACAAAATCAAATTCGCAATACACAAAGTCTACGCAATTGTGCGTTGTTAAATAATGCGTCGGTGTATTTTAATAGTCGGTTGGTTCAAATAAATATTTCTGCGAACATACTTAATATAACAAACACAACAAGTCGAACCTACTATTTTATGTCGACTCGCAATAATAATTTCAGTAACCGAAACCAAAAAGGAGTAATTACCGTGATAAAATCTATTATTAAAACCGTCACCACAATGATGACCAAAACGATGATGACCGCCGCATCGTCAAGTAGCAGTAAATCGGTAAACGGCGTACATATTATGCTCATTACGATCATGTCGGTCGCGCTGGTATTGCTTAGCGTGTATGGTTACCGCAATTACACTAGCATAAAAGCGCGGATTGTCGCGGGGAAAAAATATGTCATAAGGTCAACGAGTAATACGGTATAAGAAGAGGATGTGTTATATAATCATTTTCTGGATAATAAACATCCGTTTATATTTCTTTTTACCGTCGGGTGTATATCCATTCGATAATTTTTTAGGAACCATTTTATAATGATACGAACGCAAGATTTGCCGCATCAGATTTAGTAAAGGCCATTTCTGAACTTGTTCAGCAGTGGATTGTAGACAGGTCAAATAGGAGGAGGATAATATCGTTTTTAAATCGGGGATATCTTCTTTTAATTGTTTGTAAATCTCTCTACTCATTAAAATCTCGCGCGGAATTAATAGACCATCTAAGTCATTCAAGTTCGCACATTTAATATTCCCTTTATTAAATAATTTAATAATAAATGCTAGTTTTTCATCGGGTGGTTGCGCCATTCTCAAAAAGAAAAATATATTATAGACAACGATAATATATTTCATTTTCAAACAAAATACGTATACACATCCGCAACATTAAATTTCAAATTGCGGAATAGAATAAACATTATCAGCACTCTTTTTCCAATTCGCAATGACAGCAGGTTTCGTCTTATTTGTAATAATATCTTCCGGTTTATATACATTATTTGCCGCGTCAATATAATAGTTGATACCTTTAATATCTTGAACCCATACCTCGATTTTTTTTGACTGCGGTTTTTTTTCGATTTCACTTGAAAAGGTGCCGTGCGGAGTGCCTTTCGCGTGAGTCCCACAGAAATGATGTTCGGTTTCTACCCCGCTACCATCAACTGCTTCTTCATTACTCTTTTTACGCCGAGTACATTGCTCGCCGTTCGCACGTTTGGCAATACACAAATCAAACATCGGGACCGAGTTTTTAATACGCTTCCGCTTTTTAAAGTCATCTTCATTTAGATTCATATTATTATAATCATAAATAAATTGCAGAAACTCGCTAGTGATATTCGCTTGTGTTTTATTTACACTTGCCTCATTCGTCGCTAACCACGCTTTAATATCGTTTTTAAACGATGACATATGCGTATCGATTTTTTGTTTCAACTGTTTCTCCATTTCTGTGATTGTATTACACTTATTAAGAGTTATATGTTTAAACAGTTTAAATCAATTTTTCTTTATATTATTTTCACTTAATTGTACTAAATATATTTTTTTGTTCATAAGGCAGCATTGTATTGAATAGTGCTAAAGCCACCCCAAAAAGCAAATAGTTGCCATATACTTCAAACTCGACATCAAAAAACTTAAATATGTAAATTGCGGATGGAACCATTGTAGCAATGAGTAGAACTGTATATGTCAAACTATGTATAAATTCCATATGATATATAATATTATTTTATTATATAAAGATATTTACATATTAAACTATAAGCATAAATCGAGGTTTTTTTCAAAATGGATTTTCGTATCTTTGACGATAATGTCTCGACGACAATGAATGTCTTTTTAGTTATTGGAAATATTATTAATTTGGTTTATAATATTCCGCAAATGGTAAAGACTTATAAAACCAAATCCACAGGCGATTTTAGTCCAACTTTTTTATTTTTGCGGGTGATTGGGAACACGATTTGGTTAGCGTATTCAATTGAATTAAACACTTTTTTATTTCTCTTGTCAAATATCGTATCGGTCTTTGCGTCAGTATTTATATGCTACTATAAAGTCGGCGAATTATTAAAATATATCACGCCGGCAGTGTTGACTACGGTAGTGGTGGTTGAAAACGTGGAATACCATAACCTGATTCACGAAGCGGATAACATTATCGAAGATACCGATATCGATGCTGCTGCTGATGCCGATGATGCTGCTGCTGATAGTGCTGCCGCTCCCGCTGTAATACAACTTAGCGAGTTTTCTAATGAAACTGCGAGTGACCGTTATGATGGCGAGCAGTTGGAAAGTAATGTGTAGAGAGATTTAAGATTTTATTACCCTTGGTTATAAATATATTATAATATTACAAATATATAAAATGATGGCAAACAGTATGATGTCGAACAGTATGATGTTTATCAATATGGTGATTATACAATTTATTGGAATGAGTTATGTTATGACGAACCGCGTTACAGATATAAACAGCAGTTTAGGCAAATTATACATGTCGATTATTATGGGTTTATTTATGGTCGTCGCCGGTATATTGACAAACCACCGCATTCAAGTACAATTGTTTATCGTCTTTTTTGGATTATTGTTATTTTGTATTTACTTATACAAAATCCAATACGGCATTAATGAGAAAGAATATTTAAAAGAAATGATTGAACATCATTCAATGGCATTATTAACGAGTAAAAACATTTTAAAGAAAACGGATAATCCGCTCGTGTCTAATTTCGCCGCGAAAATATTCAATACGCAAATGAAAGAAATCGAAGAAATGGAAGGAATCATAAAACGTATTTAATGCTGCGAGTTATATGACCCTTTTTATATATGTTTTCAATCAATATGTCCAAATGTTCTTGTGTGGGTATTCCATAACATAAACAGACCGATTGAAACCATATAACAACCCGCAACAAATCCGATTGTCGTGTCGTCGACATTTTTCGTCAATTTAGCACCAATAAATGCCGCAATAAAATAGACCAGCATTAATATCAGCGCCGTTTTCACCACTACTTGTTTTCGTTTATAGTAGACATATACTGCACCGAGCGATAAAGGCGGCAGAATAGTTAATAGCACAGTACCGACCGCAGTTTTATGATCGGCGATAATGCCTAATACAAGCAATCCTGGTAACATTAATTCAGCACCCGACATTCCTAATGAACCACCAAATAATCCCGCAACTAATCCTAATAAAATGGTTAAAAATGTCGTGTTCATCTATATACATTCTGTAAAGGTTAAAAAAGGTTAAAAAGTATTTGAATTATTAAATACAAATAAATCCGCATATAATATAGAACCTGAATGCCGCCGCATATGAAATCGAAATTAAAAACCCGCAAAAAGGTTAAGTCACACCACCATCATCACCACCGCCGCCGTCTTCGCAAAACCCAGACGAAACATCTCTCGAGCGGCACAACACCGCCCATCGACTTGTTAACATTTGATGCTGCTAAAACACATCCGGCGTCTATTATACTACTACCTCAAAAATAAAATTGAATTAATGATAATATAAAAACATAACTTTAACTTATCTTATTAACACCTAAAATGAATCGGGACCTGTATATTAAAGAAAATGTCAATGAACACGAGTACGAGATGCATCGCCACGTCTACAAATTAAATGTCGTAAAAACGCCGAAAATAATTGCGTATGACCGCGAATCAAAAGTAATGATTATGGAACGTATCCCGTTAATGAATGTATCCGACTATTATGGCGAAGAAGAAGAAAAAGTTCCGCCTGCCATATTTACGCAAGTACGCGACATCGTGAAAACCTTATACAAAAACAATATCATCTATCCCGATATTACAGGTTATAACTTTCTCGAGTTTAATAAAAATGCGATGTGGGTGGTCGATTTTGAACACGCGCAGTTTAAACCGCATCTAAATGATACATTCGTTGAAAAGTTTATCCGCGACCCAGCAATGAATAAATGGAATCCGGAATTTAAATAAATACAAATAAAAAACCAGCAATAATTTATTACAATCGATAGTCTAAAAAGTAATTCAATATCTTTTTTTATAAAATGGAAAAAAATTGAATTACTTTTCTACAAGCAAAGAGTTGTAACCCTAAAACGAAACGACCTAAACGAACGAAACCAACTAAACGAACGAAATAAAATGGCAACGAAATCTACCATCACGAAGATGACTGCGAAAAAAGGTACAGGTAAGCAGAACACGTGCTCGTCGTGTTTGAGTATTAAACTCGACAAACTAGTAAAAAATACATGCGTCACGTGTATCGAGCAAAAGAAGGCGAAAAAAAATGAAGCGAGTCGGCAATGGCGACTTAAATTAACACCGGAACAAAAGGCGAAAAAAAATGAAACAGCTCGGCAATATTACCTAAAAAGAACACCAGAACAAAATGCGAAATATAATGAGACGAGTCGTCGAAATAAAGCACTTAAAAAGCAACAGTCGCGAATAGAGAATGTAGAAATCACCGTTATCGTCTCTGCTGTTGCCGCTACACGTCCCATACCGCCGCCGCGCGACCGTAGCAAGTTAATCGTCTTTACCGCTGATGCCCCTGCGGAAACTGCTATCGTTACACGTCCTACACCACCACCGCGCGACCATAGCAAGTTAAGTGTCCATTCTACATATGTAGAAGAAGACTTTTAAAATAAAAAAGCGTAAAATAAAAAAGCGTAAAATAAAAAAGCGTAAAATAAAAAAGCGTAAAATAAAAAAGCGTAAAATA